CAGGATGACGTGGTACAGTTATGTAAATTCCGGGCATGTAGCATTTTGGCGTTATTTGATGAAATTTTATGGATATACCGAAGAGGAAGCAAAAAAAATTTCACAAGAAGCCAAAGAGGAAAACAAAACGAGAGATTTTTTTGAAGAAGAGTAATGAGATTAGAACAATGGTTAAAGAAGCTTAGCCAGACGAACCGAAATTATTTGGAGATGAGTAGTTATGTTAAGCCCAGAGTATTTGCGCAGAATAACAGAAGGCAGTGAACAGATTGCCGAAGAATTGCATCAGTATATCATCTCTGAGATCGTGTCTCGAATGATGGCGAGAATTGGCAGAGGTGAAGATTATATTCTGACCAATGCCGATGCGTGGAGAATCAGAACGCTACAGGAATCAGGTGAACTGTTAGAGGACATTCTGGTAGAACTATCCAGATACACCAAGCGTGAACGACAGGAACTTCTTGAAGCGTTTGAAGATGCCGGAATCACTGCTCTCGATTATGATGATAAGATATACAAGGCGGCAGGATTAAGCCCTGTACCGCTCGAACAGTCGCCAGCTATGATAAGACTCATGGAGCGAAATATGCTTGCGACTATGGGCGAATGGAAGAACTTCACAAGGACAACCGCAAGTGCCGCTCAGAGACTTTATATTGAGCAATGTGACCTTGCCTATAATCATGTGATGACTGGGGCAGTTGGATATACGCAAGCCATTAAAGAGGCGGTTAATAACGTTGTGAGTGGTGGTGTTACGGTCACATATCCATCTGGCAGAAAAGATACGATTGAAACAGCAGTCGCACGTTCTGTCAGAACTGGTGTGGCTCAGGCTACGGGAGATATATCCCTAAAACGCATGGAAGAAATGAACTGGGATTTAGTTCTGGTCAGTGCTCACATAGGAGCCAGAACAGGTGACGGAGGTCAGAATCCGGGCAATCATTCATCATGGCAAGGTAAGATATACTCTCGTTCTGGCAAGAGCAAGAAATTTCCACCGTTCTCATTGACCGGATACGGAACAGCAAGCGGACTGTCAGGAGTTAACTGTCGGCATAGCTTTGGGGCAAGTGACGGGGAATTTAATCCTTATGCAGAACTATCAGCACAGGATAAAGCCGACAAAGGCAAACAGTACGAAAAGGAACAACGGCAGCGTACTTACGAGCGAAGAATCCGCAAGACAAAACGCGAAGTCCTTGGACTGCAAGCAGGAGTTGACAATGCACCGAACGAAAAGGCGAAATTTGCATTACAACAAGACCTTGACCGGAAGTCTTATCTTTTACAGAAACAAAATGCTGCATACAAGGCTTACTGCAAGCAGAATGATCTAAGAGAGCTGCAAGACCGACTTATGATAGCTAAATGGAATCGTCAGAACGCTGCAAAAGTCAGAGGAGCGGCAAAGAGATATAAAACAGCAAAGGGGATTGACTGATGGATAGATGGGAATATTACAATCCGAATCCTACGGGGAATCGTGTCGGAGATTGTGCTGTCCGGGCAATATGCAAAGCAACCGGCTTTGATTGGGAAACAGTTTTTACCGGATTAATGATACAGGCATGTGCTCTGTCAGATATGCCATCAGCTAATTATGTCTGGGGAGCGTACCTCTATAAACGTGGGTACAGACGCAAACTAATTGAACAATCAGAACGTTATATCTATACAGTCGATGATTTTTGCACGGACCATCCGACAGGCACGTACATTCTCTGCATAGATGGTCATGTAGTGACGGTACAAGAGGGCAAATATTTCGATACATGGGATAGTGGTAATGAGATCCCGGTATATTACTGGGAAAAGGAGAGCAAATGAGCATATCAGAATTTGTACAGATTTTCCTCTCAATCTGCGGAGGGGTGTCTATTGTCGGAGGTGCGGCAGCAGTAATCTTTAAGTGGATTACACCGGCATTCCGACTTAATAAGCGGGTAGAGACACTGGAAGAACATGATAGACGAGATTATGAAAGTCTTCGGAGAATCGCAGAACGAGATTCATTAATTCTGGAAGTGTTATCAACCATGCTGGATAGTCAGATCAGCGGAAACAACGTCGAAGAATTAAAAAAAACAAAACAGAAGCTTACAAATTATCTTGCGCAGAATCAACGTTAGCATTAGTAAGGGGTATGCTCATGAAATTATATGTGTTCACGAAAAAAGATATAGACAGGTTCTTGATAGAGTGTAATTTCACACCGGACGAAGAAAGATTGTTCCGGTTGAGATGCAAGGAATATACGCTCGAATACTGTGCTGAGCAGATGAACGTGAGCATATCAACCGTAAAGAGATTAAGCAGAAGAGTAAACAATAAAATTATGAAAGTATGCTAAAAGGAGAGGACAAAACATCCCCTCCTTCTTTTTATACAAAATCTTCTTTTACAACTCTTTCGAGCAATAAAATTACGTATTCTGGTGGATTTCTTTTACCGCCCTCCCAGTTTTCAATAGTTCTTTTGGGAATCTTATATTTTTCGGAAAAAGCCTGTTGGCTTAATCCGGAAAATGAACGAATCTCTCTGATGTCCATTTCATTCACCTTCTTACTTCCAGCGCTTCACAATATCCCCGTCATAGTGATCGGGCGCGTCCTCGTCTGGGTTGACGCTTCCCAGAACGTAAAACGCTGTTCTGCGCTTCTGGTCACACTTTGTCAGGTGCTCCCATTGTTCCTCCGCTTCCTGAAGGGCTTCTTCTTTGTCATCAAATTCATCGGTGAAACAATCACCGTCCGTATAATCCATGATTATATACTTCATTTTCCTGCCTCCTAGTTAATCCCGGTAACCTTAACTCGGGTTTGTAAAATATCCTCCGCAGACTCCAAAATCTCGAAGTCAACAATATATTCCTCGCCGTCCTGATATATGGCGATTGCTTCAGACTCTATCAGTTCTTCGCCGTCCCCGTCACCGTCCCAGAGCTGACCGAAATAGTATTCCTCTCCGACCTCTATTGTGTCGTTCTGCCCGTAAACGTAAGATGATGTGTTTAATTTTATCATTTTTTTATTCCTCCTATCAATCCAAAAATTTTAAATACTGGCGGTGTCCGTTCATGTTTTTATCTAATGCATAAAAGCATGGTTTTTCGTTGCCCTGAAGTACTTCATTTATCCCGTAAACAAAGCCCCAAGGAGCTGTTACCATTAAGCTTCCCATGGAATTTTCGAACACTTCCCAGCCTTCCGGGACTTCCACTGTCATTTCGTCCCAGCAAGTAGCTGTGGCTTCTGGGAATCCATATGTGTAAACGTTTCTTTTTTCAGCCGATAAACAACCGTAATTACAATAAATTTTAATTTTCATTTCTATTTCCTCCTTGATTTTTTTGTTCTTCCCTGTTTCTGATATTATAATACCACTCAGTGGGTGATATGTCAATACTTTTTTGATACTTTTTTGAACTTCTTAGTTTAATACTTCTGTGTAAAAATATAATCAGAAAGGCGGTGTATAAGATGGCATTATATAATAATCCTTATCAATATAGCTTTGGCGTCCCTGGGCAAATGAACCAGTTCCAGCAACAGCCTGTCCAGATTCCAGCTCAACCAGTACAGCAACCACAGCAGAATAATAGCGGTATCCTGTGGGTATCCGGCGAAGTCGGCGCAAAATCCTATCTGGTAGCACCCGGGACAAGTGTTTTGCTGATGGACAGCGAAAGTGAAAAGTTCTACATAAAATCCACAGATGTATCCGGTATGCCACAACCACTGCGGACATTTGAATACCACGAGGTAGGTTCTCAGATGCCGCCTAAGCAGCCTGTTCAGAACATGGACAGTAAATATGTTACTCGACAGGAATACGATGATTTGAAAGGCAAATACGAAGTTATCATAAACCGATTAAATTCATTTTCTGAACCTGTTAGGGCTAATACCGTACAGGAATCAGCGACCAAGGGAGGAAATGCAGATGAGTAATCCATTATTTAACGCACTTGGCGGCGGGATGCCGCAGGGAAACGGACCAATGCAGATGATACAACAGTTTATGCAGTTTAAACAGAATTTTAAGGGAGATCCGAAAGCAGAAGTCGAGAAAATGTTGCAGTCTGGAAAGATTTCTCAACAGCAGCTTAATCAGGTTCAGCAAATGGCAGGGCAATTCCAGCACATGTTGAAAGGAATGGAATAGTACATTACAATCTGGCCAGATTGATGTAAATACAAAAAAGGAGATTATATTATGGATGGAAATTATAGCTTAGCAGATATTGCCGCTGCTACTGGAAACGGTAGAAATAATGACGGCATGTTTGGCGGAGATGGTAGCTGGTGGATTATTGTTTTATTCATTTTTGCTTTCTTCGGATGGGGAAACAACGGCTGGGGCAATAATGGAAACGGCGGCGGATATGCAGCCACAGCAGCTACTCAGGCAGATATTCAGAGAGGATTTGATAATTCCGCAGTAATCAGCAAACTTGACGGAATCAATAGCGGCCTGTGCGATGGCTTCTATGCCATGAATAACGGTATGCTTACCGGCTTTAATGGAATCAACACAAATATCATGCAGACTGGCTTTGGTATTCAGCAGGCTATTAACGCTGACACTGTAGCAAATATGCAGAATACCAATGCACTCCAGGCACAGCTTGCAAACTGCTGCTGCGAAACCAGAGAAGCAATCCAGGGCATAAACTACAACATGGCACAGAATACCTGTGCATTGCAGAACACCATGAACAGTAACACAAGAGATATCATTGACAGCCAGAACGCTGGGACAAGAGCCATTCTCGACTATCTTTGCAATGAAAAGATTTCTTCTCTTCAGGCTGAAAACAATGATCTCAGACGCGCTGCATCTCAGGATCGCCAGAGCGCACTTCTTACAACTGCAATGGCTTCACAGACACAGCAGCTCATTAATGCGATTAATCCGGCGCCGATTCCGGCATATCAGGTTCCTAATCCGAACACATATTACGGATGCGGATGCAATGCTGGGTGCAATTGTTAACAACTTCATATCGAGAGTATCTTTCGATTGATTCGGATGTCGGCTTATGCCGTATTACACAGAGGGGCAGGCTGAGACCTGTCCTTTTGTGATATGAAAGGAGTATTTTTATGGCAGAATTTACAAATGTAGCTGCTCAGACTGTAGCAGCAAATGGAAACGTAGTATTTTCAAACACAGCAGTCAAAGGTTCTAACTGTATTCAGCACAGAGAGGGAAGCGGAATTATTACCCTGAGAGGGCTTACTAACCAGTGTAAAGCAAGATTTTTCGTGGATTTTTCTGGCAATATCGCAATTCCAACAGGCGGTACTGTCGGAGCTATTTCTCTGGCTATTGCAATCTCTGGTGAGCCGGTTCTTTCTTCTCAGATGATTTCCACACCGGCGGCAGTAGACCAGTATAACAATGTGTCCTCTGGCATTTATGTGGATGTACCTCGTGGATGTTGCGTTAACATCGCAGTAGAGAATACAAGCGATCAGGCTGTTTCTGTTGCAAATGCAAACATTGTTGTGACCAGAGAAGCGTAGGAGGTGTGATTATGAGAGATATTAAAGACTTATGCGCAAGAATTGAAGATGAACTTTCCAAAATCGCTGACAATGGACTGACCACCGGAAATCTGGAAATGACATATAAACTGATTGATATGTACAAAGATATCAAGAATACTCAGTACTGGGATAAGAAAGTAGAGTACTACAACACTGTCCTTGATGAGATGCGTGGTGGCTACAATGACGATTACAGCGAGCGCGGAAGAAAACGCGACAGTATGGGGAGATACAGCGCAAATGATGGCAGAATGATGCCGGATTACGACAGGGGCAATTCTTATGCCAGACGTGGTGAACATTATGTCAGAGGGCATTACAGTCGCTCTGATGGGCGAGACGCTTACGATGACTATATGACGCAGAAGCAAAGCTATCGTTCCGGCAAGTCTGAAGACTGCAAGAGGAAGATGCTTGCCGCTCTGGAAGAACATCTGGACGAACTCACAACAGAAATGAGCGATATGTCCAAGGATGCAGAGTGCCGGGAGGAACGCGATCTTGTCAAGAGATATGTAGAAAAACTTCGGGATATGCTTTAAAAACGCAAAAAGTGGTAGAGAGGTAGCTAAAAGAAATCTGTTATAATGTAATTGTGCAGCAGGAAGCACAACGGTTGTTTTAACATTTTCGTTTTATCCTCCTTTCTTAAAGTAGCTGGTACACACGCTTTGATGGAAAGTTAAACAGGTTCGAATCCTGTCGTGTGTATTTGCCGTCTGGCACGCAAGATGGCATACCTCCTTGATTAAGGTTTTTTGTTATTCATGCTTTTCTTTAAAAAAAAGAATAAATATCCGAAACAACTCGTGGTAGGCATAACACGTTAAATACCTTGCTAACCCGGGAATCCGGGTTGTGTGGAATGTAGCTCAGTAGGAAGAGCGGAGATGCTGAATTCTTGACGTCAGAGGTTCAAGTCCTCTCATTCCATTACCCTGCCAGTGGTCTAACTGGCTTAATCCATTTACCTGCGGCGGCAGGTCAATAAACACGACCAGGAGGATATATATGCAGAAACTTATTGACACATTAAAATCGTATGGAATTGAAATCCCGGAAGATAAACAGGCAGATGTGAAGAAAGCACTCTCTGAGCATTATAAGAACGCAAAAGAAGTTGCGAAAACTCTGTCGAAAGTCGAGGGTGAACGTGATGACTGGAAAGAACGTGCTGAGACAGCAGAAGAGACCCTAAAAGGTTTTGACGGCATCGACCCGGCGAACATTCAGACAGAGCTTGCTGGATGGAAGAAAAAAGCGGAGGACGCAGAGAAAGAATTCAATGCGAAAATCTACGAAAGAGATTTTGACGATGCTCTTAAAACTGCATTGGAAAATGTTAATTTTTCATCTCCAGCAGCTAAAAGATCTGTTACTGCTGATATCAAATCAGCTGGTCTTAAGCTTAAGGACGGAAAGATTCTTGGACTTAATGATTTACTTGAACAGATGAAACAGGATGAACCTGATACATTTGTAGATGAATCTCAGCAGCAGGCTCAGCAGAACCAGGCAAGATTTACCACTCATGTTATTCAGCAGCAGACACCGGGAAGCATGACTAAAAAAGATATCGAAGCAATCAAAGACCCGTCCGAGAGACAGGCTGCAATTGCTCAGAATATCCAGTTATTCCAGTGAGTTTTTTACACCGACTATACGCCAGAGTATAGCCGCTAACCCAATACCTTAACAATTATGGGTAGAAAGGATTTTTTATATGGCAGCAAAAGCTAATCTTATTATGACAAATGATATCCAGGTCACAGCACGTGAGATTGACTTTGTTACCAGATTCGAAAGAAACTGGCAGCACTTACGTGAGATTCTGGGTATCATGAGACCTATCAAAAAACAGCCGGGCGCTGTGCTCAAGTCCAAATACGCAGAGGGTACTTTACAGAGTGGAAATGTTGGTGAGGGCGAGGAGATTCCTTACAGCAAATTCGTTGTAAAAGAAAAGACCTATGCGGAAATGACTATCGAGAAGTACGCAAAGGCTGTATCTATCGAAGCAATTAAGGATCACGGTTATGAGAACGCTGTTCAGATGACTGATGATGAATTCCTTTTCCAGCTTCAGACTGATGTTACCGGCAGATTTTACGACTATCTGAAAACCGGTACGCTTACTTCCACAGAAACAACATTCCAGATGGCTCTGGCAATGGCCAAAGGCCGTGTTGAGAACAAATTCAAGCAAATGCACAGAAATGTAACTGGCGTTGTTGGATTTGTGAACATTCTGGACGTATATGAATACCTTGGAGCAGCTGAAATCACTATTCAGAATCAGTTCGGATTCCAGTACATGAAGGACTTTATGGGATTCAATACAATTTTCTTACTGTCTGACAGTGAAATCCCGAGAGGACAGGTTATTGCAACTCCTGTTGAGAACATTGTGCTTTACTATGTTGACCCGAACGAATCTGATTTCGCAAGAGCTGGTCTGGTGTATACCGTTTCCGGCGAAACAAACCTGATTGGATTCCATACACAGGGCAACTACCACACAGCAGTATCTGAAGCGTTCGCAGTTATGGGACTTACTCTTTTTGCGGAGTACATTGACGCAATCGCAGTAATCACCATTGATGAGACACCGACCCTCGGTACTCTGACGGTAAATTCCGTGGCTGGAACAGCAAGTGGTGATACAAAAATCACTGTAAATCCAGCTAAAGAAAATGCCAACAACGTATATAAATACAAAGTTGCAGCAGATGCAGTAACTGTTGGATATGGACAGAACCTCAGAAACTGGACTACATGGGACGGAAAAGCTGACATCAAGGCGGCAACCGGACAGAAAATCACAGTAGTTGAGTGTGACGGAACATACAAGGCACTGAATGCCGGAAATGCAAGCGTAACAGCGAAATGATAAGGAGCGACTATGGAGAGCGATATGAAAGGTTTTAAAGAGGCTATGAAAACAGCGGTTGAATGGTTTCAGAAGAACTGCAACCCACACCAGAAAATCATTATTTCTGGTGATGGCGTGGAAATGGTATCAGGAGAAATGGCTTTTCCTGTGGAACCTGTAGATTAACTAGGAGGTAACTGGCATGGCTTACGCAGATTATAAATTCTATACAGAATCATTCGGCAATGTCGTGCCAGAAGCCGACTTTCCACGGCTGGCAGAAAGAGCCAGTGATTTTGTGGACACAATGACATTTGACAGACTGGTGGATGGACTGCCGACAGATGAACGCTCACAGAAGCGTATCAAAAAGGCGGTCTGTTCATTGGCTGAATTAATGTATCAGATTGAGCTTGCTGAAAAGAATGCAATCAGTCAAGCGTCTGCTGGTGCTACCGACATAAGTGTCGGGAACAAATCAACAAGCGTTGTAACCTCTGTATCTTCCGGAAGTGAATCCATTTCTTACGCAACGCCTCAGCAGATCGGAGCAAGTGCAAAGGAGTGGAGTGCGGTGTATGCCGCCGCTGGAGACGCGCAGAAAACGAACGACTTACTTCTTAAGACAGCTTTGCCGCTGTTGATGGGAGTGAGGACGGATGATGGGATACCAATATTGTATGCAGGAGTGTGATAGAAATGATGGAATTAAAACAGACCGTTGAAATGATGAATAGTGCAGATTACAAGGAACGCTTTAAGGCAGAGTATATGCAGGTGGTTATTCGATATAAGAAACTTGCGAACATGCTTGAAAAATGGGATAAAGGAGAACTCCCATTTACTCCTACTTGTCCGAGAAGCACTTACAATATGCAGGTAAGAGCAATGACGGATTATATTGCTGTTCTGGAAGCAAGGGCAGTTATGGAAAAAGTTGATTTGGAGGTATGATTATGGACATTTCAACACTTGGCTCATGTATCGCAATCGTTATGATTTGCTACATCGTAGGAATGGGCTGCAAAGCATCAGAAAGAATCTCTGATGAATGGATTCCAGTAACCATGGCGATTACTGGTGGGATTCTCGGAGCGGTCGGAATGGGAATTATCCCGGATTTTCCGGCAACGGATTATATCACGGCGGTTGCAGTCGGTATGTTTAATGGATTGTCGGCCACTGGTGTGAATCAGGTTATTAAGCAGACAGTGCAGAAAGAATAATTAAGGAGAGGATATCATGTATTCGTCTAAAATTACACTTTTCAACTATTACGAAAGTGCCACAACTGGAGATGCGTACTGGTATCCTCATGTTTTATCCGGCGTTGACCTCATTACAGACAAAGGAGCAATCCTTAAAAAGTACGGACCAGACGCAACTGACAACGCACAGTTACACATCCGCTATACCGTCCAGAACGGCGATATAACCATTACTGATAAAGACGGTAAGATTCTTCCATGGGTGCCGCCTAAAGAGTGGAAAAGGCAGATTAACAACGCTCTGGAAGACACTATCACATTCTCAGATGAATCATTCTTCTGGGAGGGTGAGTGGACTGGCGGAACAGTAACTGATGGTGATTATCGAAATGGATTCTATCAGTACATGAATGAGAATAAGGATAACGTGTTCAAGATTACCAGTGTAGGCGGTCCGTATACGCTGATTCCACATTTTGAGATTCTGGGTAAGTAATATGAGTAAAATTCATCATTTTAAAGGATTCTCTGTAGTTGATGGAGATATGAAAATTAAACTGAATATGGATAGATTCTCCAGACAGTATCAAGAAGCTCAGTATCTCCTTGATGGAATGGTCATGGATAGTATGGCACCGTTTATGCCGATGATTACAGGGGACTTTATCAATCGAACAAGAGTTGAGAGTACATCCTTGCAAGGAACTGGGAAAGTGTGTGCGGCGGCGGCTCCATACGGGCGCTTTCTGTATGAGGGCAAAACCATGGTTGACGAATCAACCGGAAGCCCTTACGCAAGACGTGGAGCAAAGAAAGTTCTCGTTAGTCAGTTTTCTGGTCAGACAGCTGCAAAGGAGAATCTGGAATACACCAAACAAGCGCACCCACGGGCACAAGCCCATTGGTTTGATGCCGCTAAACGACAATACGGCAGTACGTGGATTCGCAAAGTAAAAGCACAAGCAGGAGGTGGACGACATGGCAGATAAGCCAATTGGCAAAGATGCAACCGGATATGAGATTTTGACAGATGCCATGAAAGCACTTCTGAACCAGTATCCAGGGCTATACGAAAATGAAACAATCAAATTTGAGGAACTCGGCAAAGACTCCGGAATTGCGTTCTCAGCAGACAACGGAGCGTTGGTCTATTCAGAAAAGGAAGATGTATGCGGTGTAATGCATCAGGTATGCCAGTATCCATTTTATGTGGTATATCGAACGGCATCCGACAAAGAACGGCAGAAGTTATCTGTTCAGAAGTTCCTGGACAATCTCGGTAAATGGATATGTCGAGAACCAGTTATTATAAATGGCTCTGAGACACGTTTAAATGCGTTTCCAGAGCTTTCACAGGGGCGAGTGATAAAACGTATAACCCGTGATAATTCCTATGGTTTAGAGCCGCAGGAGAGTGGTGTACAGGACTGGTTATTGCCATTATCGGTACGCTACGAAAACACTTATGAAGTAATATAACGTAACAACCGGCTATCAGTTGGAGATAGTCGCTAACCTACACAGCCTTTTAAAAGTTATAGGCAGAAAGGACATTTCTATGGCAGTTACAGGCAAGATTGACCGTAAATACATGGCTCATTACATTGATGCCGGTTCTCTTTGTGGAGGACTGACACCAAAGTTTGAACGTCTTGGAAAGGACCTGGAAGAGTACAACATCGAACTCAACCCGGATACCGAAACTTCTAAAAACATTCTTGGAGAATCCACATTTAAGCATAACGGCTATGAAGTTTCTTCTGACGCTGATCCGTTCTATGCAGACACTACTTCCGATCTGTTCACAGCATTACAGAAGATCGTAGATGGACGTCTCAAAGACGACAACCTCAAGACAAAAGCAGTTGAAGTCCATCTCTGGACAGAAGCCACAGCAGGCAAGTATGAAGCATACCAGCAGGATTGCTACGTTGTTCCAACAAGCTACGGCGGTGATACATCCGGCTATCAGATTCCGTTCACAGTTAATTACGTTGGAGAGCGCGTCAAAGGTAAATTTGACATTACTTCCGGCTCATTTACAGCTGACAGCGAATAATTTTTAGGAGGACGTAGAAAATGGCAAAGACAATTAACACAAACATTGATGATGGATTTCTTATTTTTACATTCACAAACAAGCAGGGAGAAGTATTTTCTTCCTTTAAGTTGAACCCGACCGACATTAATGTTGCAGCAAGAGCAGAGGAAATCGAACCATTTTTTGAACAGATGCAGGACAGCATTCAGAAGGTCACATCAAGTAAAGAAATGGCGAATCTGAACAAACAGATTGAAGATAAAATGAACTATCTGTTAGGGTATGAGGCTTCAATGGATTTATTCAAGGAACCAATTACTGCAACAACTGTATTCCCGAACGGTCAGGTTTTTGCATATATCGTGCTTGATAAGATTTCAGAAGCAATTGCGCCGGAAATTGAAAAAAGAAAGATAAAAATGCAGGCTACTGTTGATAAGTATACGGAGAAATACACAAAATGACCGCTTACGAGTTACCCACCTCACTAAATATCAGTGGGGTGGATTTTTCTATCAGGACAGATTTTCGTGCGATTATTGATATTCTCATTGCCATGAATGATCCGGAATTAGACGAGCAGGCAAAAGCAGTAGTCATGTTACAGATCTTGTTTGAGGATTGGCAGAGCATCCCCCCGGAACATCTCACAGAAGCTTGTCAGAAAGCTTGCGAGTTTATCGACTGTGGTCAGTCAGATAATAATCCAAATAAACCAAAACCCCGCTTAATGGACTGGAAACAGGACGGAAGCATGATTATTCCGGCAGTCAACAAAATAGCCGGAACCGAGGTTAGAGCAACTCCCTATATGCACTGGTGGACATTCTTCAGTTATTTCATGGAAGTAGGAGAGAGTCTGTTCAGCACCGTCCTTGGAATCCGTTCAAAGAAAGCTCACGGAGAACGCCTGGATAAATGGGAAAAGAAATTCTATCACGATAACAAGAACATTATTGATATAAAAACACGTCTCAGCGATGAGGAGCAAGCGTACAAGGATGCGCTGAATGAGATGTTGAACCTCAAATAGTTAGGAGGTGGACGCATGGCTGCTGATGGCTCAGTCATTATTGATACCAGAATGGACACGTCAGGTGTACAGAACGGAGTATCAGCTATAAAACAGTCATTTAACGGCCTTGGGAGTGCTGTAAAAAAAATCGGTCTGCTGATTGGCGGAGCGTTCGCGATTGGGAAACTGTCCCAGTTTGGGAAAGAGTGCATAGAACTTGGTTCTAATCTGGCAGAAGTGCAGAACGTGGTCGATGTTACATTTACAACCATGTCTGATAAGGTTAATGAATTTGCGAAGAACGCCATGACCTCAGCCGGATTATCTGAAACAATGGCGAAGCAGTACGTTGGTACATTCGGAGCGATGTCTAAGTCGTTCGGATTCTCGGAAGCACAAGCTTACGATATGTCAACGGCTCTGACACAGCTGACTGGTGATGTGGCATCATTTTATAACATCAGTCAGGATCTGGCTTATACAAAGCTAAAATCTGTATTTACAGGCGAAACAGAGACCTTAAAAGACCTTGGCGTTGTAATGACACAGACAGCTCTTGACCAGTATGCACTGGCAAATGGATATGGCAAGACCACATCTAAAATGACCGAACAGGAAAAGGTTGCATTACGTCTTAAATTCGTAACAGAACAGCTTTCAGCAGCTTCTGGAGATTTTGCACGAACATCCGGTTCCTGGGCGAACCAGGTTAGGGTAATGCAGTTGCAGATCCAGTCTCTTAAGGCAACGATCGGACAGGGATTGATTAACATCTTCACGCCGGTTATCAAGGTGATTAACACATTGCTGGCAAAACTAGCAACAGTAGCAAATGCTTTTAAGTCATTCACGGAACTGATAACCGGGAACAAATCATCTGGGCAGACGGGAGCCAGTGGAGCGGGACTTACTGGAACCGATCTGTCAGCCACAGAAGATGCTTATGGAAGTGCTGCTGATGGAGCCGATAGTCTGGCTGATGCTACGCAGAATGTAACAGATTCCACGAAGGACAGCACAAGCGCGTTAAATAAGCAGACCAAGGCTCTAAAAAAGAACATTGCTCCGTTTGACGAATTAAAGGTTATTGGAAAAGAAGCGGCGGATGCGATATCTGGTGTGACAAAAACGCCTACCGTAAAAGCAGACAATATTAGCCTCGGAAATGTTGGACAGGTAGATTACGGAGGATTGGCAAAAGGAGAAAGCCAGATTGACAAACTCAGTAAATCCGCAAAGAAATTATCCGATATACTTAAGCAAATCTGGAAGCCTTTTCAGGAAGCTTGGAGCAGAGAGGGTAAGAATACTATTGATGCTGCAAGGTATATGTTTTCTAGTCTTGCTGAACTTGCAAAGAGTGTCGGAAAAAGTATTATGGAAGTCTGGACAAATGGAACAGGTACGGAAATGTTATCTACCATGCTTCGGATTTTTCAGAACATTTTCAAGATAATCGGAAATATTGCAAGTCAGTTATCTAAAGCATGGAATAAAAATAATGTTGGAACAAAAATTATTCAAAATTTAGCGAATGCTTTTCAGAAAGTTCTTGATTTTATTGAAAATATAACAAAAGCAACAGCGGACTGGGCCGGAAAACTTGATTTTTATCCGTTACTGGATTCTATTAAGAACCTCACAAAATCCTTTGCACCAATTATCGAAGCACTTGGAAATGTTCTTGAATGGATATATACCAACATTATTTTACCATCATTGAAGTGGTTGATTGAAACAGGCGTTCCTACACTTATTAATATTGTATCAGGGTTTTTAAACTTCCTCGGAGAACATCAGACGCTGGTCGAAGCGTTCGGAGCGGCACTTATAGGAATGTTTGCAACAGCGAAGATTATCCCATTGGTTACTACACTTATCAGTAATATCGGCAATATTGGACTTGCGTTGAAAGGCTTAATTGCCCTCATGACAGGCTCTGGTGGAATACTTGGAGGCATATCTGCAATTGCAACAGCAATCGGACCAGGAGGACTTATTATAGCAGCAATAGGTGGAATAATTGCAGCCGGTGTTCTTCTTGTAAAAAATTGGGATTCTATAAAAGAATTTTTTGGAAATATAGTTGACTGGATAAGCGAAAAAACGCGAGCGTTTGCAGAAGGGTTTGTAAATAAATGGAACTCGTTAACAGAAAAGGTGTCAAATATAGTAATTATATTGTCGGATTCTATAAAAGAGAAAGTAGTTTTTATCGTATCTAAATTCAAATCTCTTATAAACTGGGTAAAAACAGATTTCGTGAATGGATGGAGAGAAGCATGGAACAATGTAAAAAATATATTCAAGAATGTATTTGAAGCACTTGTGGGAATCGCAAAAGTTCCCATTAATGGCGTAATCGGATTGATAAACGGAATGATCAGAGGAATTATTGCTGGTGTCAATGCCGCAATTGGAGTTCTTAATAAGATGAAAATCAAAGTTCCTGGATGGGTTCCTGGAATAGGCGGAAACACTTGGGGATTCAGCATTCCAACAATGACAGCACCACAGATTCCATACTTGGCAAAAGGTACAGTCGTGCCACGTAACGCCGGAGAGTTTGCAGCAATCCTCGGTGATAACAAGCGTGAGACAGAGGTTGTATCTCCACTGTCGACTATGAAGCAGGCAATGATGGAAGCTTTGAAAGAATCTGGAAATGGCGGTAGTGGTTCGCCTCAGTATATCGTATTGAATATTGACGGAAATGAATTTATCCGCTGGCTTCGCGATCAGAACGGACAATACAGGAACCGGACAGGCTTCGGAATCTTTGAAGGGTAGGTGAGTACATGAGCGAATTTAGTTCAGGGAATTTTCAGGGATGGCTATTAAAATTCGGGACTCAAGAATTTCCACATGAATTTATCAAAAGAGCAACATGGAAAAGCACACCGAATCAAAGACTTGAAAATGATTCGTGGACAGATATGAAAGGATATTTGCACAGGGACACACTCCCGCATTATCGCACAAAGATAGAATTTGAAACAGTTGACGATTTAACCCTAGAAGAAAAAATAAAAATTCAAAATGTAATGAATTCCTCAATTATCAATAAGCAAGAGCGTAAAGCAAATATCACCTACTGGAATGACGAAACAAATACATATACGAATGCAAAAGTATATGTTCCAGATATTGACTTTACAATCAATGAAATTGACAAAAAAAGAGGGATGGTCTTTTATTCAAGCATCAGAATCGCACTAATCGAATACTAACAACCAGGGCACATGGGTGTCACAGCTCATGTGCTCTTTTATTTTATAGACGGGAGGATGATTATGGCAGACACAGTATCTTTTGACAGTTTATTGAATACGACAACCGGGATGACTGCTATTGTTAACAACAAGAAGCACGACGATGATGTAGTTAGTGTCACGGGCGTTGACTGGTTTACCTATGCAGGAAAGACTGTCAGTACTATATATGTTTCTGGTAACAATTTTATCGGATTCGGGCAAAACGCCGAACAACTCAAAATCTGGCGCAGGGATGGCGCGGTTTATTATATTTACCGACAGGAAGGAACGCTTACGTCGGGAAAAAGATTCCTCAAAATCAGAGTAGAAGGATATGTGTATTATTCAAGCACATCTTCATCATATGCGCTGAAATACGAAGTATTCTTGATAGAGGGGCAGACATTATTTATCAATGTCGTTCAGAGACCTACAAGCAGTTCATACACCGGTACATCGTCAATCACCGACGGTAAAACCACAACAAACCTAACTCTTTCCGTATCTTCTGCGGTTCCGGTTTCGATTCTGGTAAAAAACGCAGGTGTGTCACAGCAAGTTAGCTATGAGAAGTTTGTTGACAAATATGTCACTGGAATTACTGTGTCAAAAATGCCAGATAAGACCACGTACTATCAGGGCGAATTATTTGACGCCACGGGTCTTGTGGTGTCTCAAACATACACCGATGGAACATCAGAAACAATAACAACTGGATTTGAAGTATCTGGATTCGACAGCAGTTCCGCAGGAACAAAAGTTATAACCGTTACTGTATCTGGCAAGACCGCAACATTTGAGATTTCCGTCTCAGAAGCTTCTATTACCGCCATATCAGTAACCACTATGCCAAGCAAGGTAAATTATCACATAGGGAAAGAATTTGATTCTACAGGCATTGTGGTGACCGCAACGGCAAGTGACGGAAATACTATAGATGTCACAAAAGATTGTACATATTCTGGTTTTGACAGTAGTTCTCCAAAGCAATGTGGAATTACAGTTCATTATGGCAGTTTCACTTGTACATTTAAAGTTACTATTATGCAACCAGAAAGAATCTCGGACATATTTTGTCAAGGCAAATATTATTTTGTCGGTGATGCATTAGATCTTAAGGTATCTTATATAACTGTAGAATACTCAGACGGCTCAGAGGAAGTGACAAGCGGATACACAATTGAAAATAAGGCGCTTTTGGAAGCCGGTGTAATTCCTATTAATGTAGAATATTTTGGCGTGGCAATTACGTCAAATGTCACAGTATACAGTTCTCTTTTGATACATATCGGTTCTCCGAATTACGAAGATGTGACAGCCGAATTCGACATTGATGCAAATACTTTAACCATATCTGGAACTGGAAAATTCACATATAGTTTATCTGATAGTTTAGAGAAATCCGACATTTCTATCCCTGACAGCTTATATAAAAGATGCACAAAAATGGTTTTTGGAGACGGAATCACTGGCATTAGGAGCGGATTTAGTTACTCATTCAAAAAATTGGAAAGCATTGTTTTTTCAAACACGATCGCAGAAATCGAACGTGGAAATTTTTCAATTTTTTTAGGAACTAAACTTGAATTTCCATCATCGCTTAAAACGATTCTAGGAGGTGTGTTTCGCTCTTGTCCTAATCTAACAGAACTACTTTTTCATGATGGCTTACAAACAATTGAGGGCGGCACATTCGATGAGTGTCCGAAATTAAAAAACATTGTTTTTCCAACGTCGTTGACTTCGTTATCATCCGGTGCTTTTTCAGGGGCGACAATAGATAATGTTGAAATCGGAAATGCAGATTCCATATTCAATTCATCCGGTATTTTTATTCCAAATTGCAAGAATTTGATAATTCGCGGCGGAACCATTGACGGAACAAATGGAACGAAATTGCTTTCTGTGCTCGAAAATCTTACGCTAAAAAGCACGGTTAAATTTACCGGAACATCACATTTTACACCATGTTCTAGTACTTTAAAAACAGTTACCATTGAAGACGGAATAACAGTAATACCAACATCGTGTTTTGCGAACTGTGGGAAAATCACGGAAATTACTATTCCTGCAAGTGTTATAAACATTGGAGATAATGCGTTTTACAATACTTCACTTAAAAATCTGGTAATTCCTGACGGCGTTCAAACTATTGGCGTTCAGGCGTTTCGCGGAACACAACTTACAAACGTGTCTATTCCTGCAAGCGTTACGGTCATTTGGGAAAATGCTTTTAACACGCCTGTTACAACAAATATCACACTGAACAAAAAAACAAATGAAATCTCTGGTTCACCGTGGGGAGCATCTGGCACAATCACATGGTTAATTCGGGCAACCAGACTTGAAGTTACTCATATGCCAACCAAAGCCAGATATTTCGTAGGCGAAACTTTTGACAGCGCAGGACTTGTAATTACTGCATACTACAACGATAATACGTCAGAACAAGTAACAGGATATACCTTATCAAGCCCGGATATGTCAGTATACGGAAATAAAACTGTAACGGTTACATTCGATGAAAAGACCGTAGATTTCAATATTCTTGTAGTAGACATTTCTGGAATCGAAGTAAAAACCATGCCTACTAAAGTCGAATATCAAAAAGGAGATGTATTCGACACAACTGGATTGTCAATCCTTGTTAAATACACTGATGGAACATCAGAAACAAAAACAACTGGATTTGAAGTATCTGGATTTGATAGTTCTTCTGTTGGCGAAAAAACAATCACAGTAACCTACAAAACACATACCGATACTTTTAAAGTGACTGTATATGACCTTTCAGGAATAAGAATCATGAGTTTTCCGTCCAAGGTTTACTACAAAATCGGAGAAGCATTCGACCCGTCCGGGCTGACTGTTGCAGAAGTAAGGCAGGATGGAACTGAGAAAGAAATTACAGATTATGATATTTCTGGCTTCGATAGTTCTACCGCAGGTTCTAAGACTATCACAGTTTCTTATAATGTCACAGTCAACGGAACTTCCAAATTTGTTGGTTCCGACAGTTTTCAAATTAAAGTCACGAACGACGGAAAAAACCCGTTTGACGATAGTTCAAGTGGTGGTTCTGGTGGTGGTTCTGGTGAAGTTGAAGAAGAAAAAACCGAACCAATCAATGTTACAGTACACTGGATTAACGGAGAATTTGCCGACCTTACAAATGAAAATATCGACCAGAATACGATTACTTTACAGGAGTCAATTTGTTCTGAAAGTTATTTCATTTTCGGCGGCTGTGTCTGCAATCAGATAACATTTCAGGCTCACCACGATCAGTTCAATGGTACCTCGGAAGAATTTTATCCATCTGGAAAAATCGAAGTTTACATTGAAAGAAAAGGAACAAAAATCAAAATTTTCACAGGTGAAATCGACAGTGCGGAGCGAAAAGCAAACTCCCTGACACGTAATTTTATCGCATACGATTATCTGTATAAATTACGAAATACTGACATTGCCAGATGGTACAAGAACCAGACGACTGACAAGAAGAAAAAGCTGACTCAAAAGCAATTTAGGGATAAATTATTTGAGTTTTTGGGGCTTGAACAAGTCAGTACAAAACTGCATTGGGACGACACCTATGTGCCTGATACGAATAACTCAAATGAAATGAACGCAGTAAATATTCTGAAAGATTTATGCTTGCAGAATGACCGTTTTGGTTGGATGAACAGGGACGGCAAGTTTGAGTATCTGAAACTTCGCCAGAACAGTTATAGGTACGGGCAGACTACCGGTAATCAGAACATTTATAAATACTACAATAACGAAGAAGTACATCTTGATACATTCAAGAGTTTTACCGCAAAAGAGGGCAGAATCTGGTTCCCGAATATTATATTTTGTGACCCCGACCCGAATAGAGCCTTTGGCTTTACACAAGGTGACTATACAGCGCAAGAAGCGTATGATAACAACGTTTATTACAACAGAAATAGCTTCTTTGTAGGAAATGAAGACTGGCTAAATTACGTTTGGGATGCAGACGAATATGGTGGTATTTCAAGGGCTAAACCAATTATGAAGATTTGCTATGGCGTATTCGTAAATCAAGATTTGCGGAAATATTACCGTGCACAGGGATATACTGCCGAGGTTCAGGGAAATCCACTGAATATGGTCGGACAGGCAGTCGAACTCTACTATAAGAAGCAGATTCAGAACGACGATCAGGAGCCTACAGAACTGCAATGGTACGTTCATTCATACATCATGAGCAGGACGCTCAAAATCGGCGCTACAGACATGATTGACACCTATTCTGCCAACAACGCACCATTCAACAGCAACAGCCAACAGTTAGGAAAATATACTCCCGAAATATCTGGAACGGTCAATCTTACACGATCTGAAATGCCGACAATCAGTTATGCGGAATTTACGGACGGTTCGGATTCTGAATTTTCTCCGGCATTAATTGATGATTTTACGGACGGTTCTGGTGGTTCTGGCAGTACTTCTGAACAATTAAAAAAGGCACAATTAAGGTGCGTAAAGCGAATCAAAAAAGCTGATTATGACGCTCTTGTAGCTGCAGGAACTGACCGGGCAGATACATTGTATTTCACATTCGAGGAGAAATGATAGGATGATATATAAGGCATTTTTGAACAGGCAGGAAATCACTGGATTTCCTGTCAAAGGCAAGGACGTAACGAAGATTTATGGTGGCGATATTTTACTGTGGGAAAAATCTGGAATACCTCCAATGAAAGAAATTTGTGCTGTAAGAACAGTGTGGACACACGTCGACTATGACGGCACTCAATATCCTTGTGAATGTGAAATTTCTGTTCGTAATCAGACCGAAGATGGAAAAATATATTTCACAGATATTGAAAAAGCTGGAATATATGTCAAACAAGAATCTGGCCGTTCATATTATGAATCAGCATGTATTATGTTTAAAGCGAAAAGAGTCCCTAGCACTATATTACAGTATATTAACCAGAAAAATGTATTGTACACGTTAAGAATGAGAAACATGAAAGGAGAACTTCTTGACGAAACCATTAGTTGGGAAATGAGCCACAATAGCGTGAAAGGGAACGGAAATATATTTGGAGTTGGTACCTCAAATAGTGATGGAACATTTTCGGTTTTACCACGACCTTTGAATTATGGACCTGGTCCTTCGACTTCCAACTTTCCTGCAACAATATACACATCAGGAAGCGGTGCATTCAAATCGGCAGAAGATGTTCTTAAATATATGCTTGAAGAATAGGTTCCTTTAGGATGCAAAATAAGGAATTTTTGCTTATTTCAATATTAATTTCGCCAAATAAGAGCCCCAAAACCGCAAATAAGAGCGCATTTTCCATAAAAATCCAAATAAGCCCTTATTCACCCAAATAACCTCAAAATCTCAGCCCTGACCGTACTATTAGTTGATTGGTATAGAGCTATAAATCGTCTACGTGATATAATTAAAATAGACAGTCTCAGAATGTAAAGTTCATTCAGGAAGGAGTAACTATGGCAGATAATCCGATAACAAGAAAAGAGAAATATCTTGCTAAATTAACTGGGAGTTATACCGGAAATATCCCGGATCCAATTACACGGGTAGAGAAATATTTATACGATTTATGTCAAAAAGGCATTAGTGGACTGACTCCAGAAGAGATAGAAAATGCAGTAAATAAATATCTCAAAGAGAACCCCGTACAACCTGGAGCCACGACAGAACAGGCACAGCAGATCGAGCAGAACAAGACAGACATTGCTTTACTGAAAAAGGAAACTGGTTCACTAAAGGAAGAAATTGTTGATATCAATGATGCAATAATTGTTAAAAAAAATGAGACATTTTCTGGGAAAGATATTGACTGGATAAATGGTTTTTATGACGAAGACGGAACAATCACACCGCATACGCTCTATAAGCACACCAGAGTTTTTAAAGTTGAACCTGAAACAAAAGTAACATACGCATATCTGCGAAGCCCCGCAAACTATTCGCCATATATAGCCTGCTTCAAAAATGGAGTTTACATCAAAAAAAGTTCGTTGTTGGGTGATGTGGACGCTAATTTTAAAAGTGGTGAATTTACGATACCTCAAGATATTGATGGTATCAGTTTTGCTAGCTACGATGCGCCAAATGATGAAAGATTATCAATTTCTGGTATATTTTTATACTACAAACCAGATGTAAATGCTGAAAAAATTGAGAATATTGAAAACAATATTCAGCATATGGAATCTGATATCGCAGGAAACTATAATCAAATTTACAATGTTAAAAAATATACAATAACCGATGGAATTGGTATCAAAGGAAACTACTACGATAAAAATGGTAAACTGCAACCTGCTGATAATCTATCAACGACTGGTATATTTCCTATTCCATATGGCATTAAAAGTATAACATATACTGCTTTTCGAAACGTAGATATTCCGACGATATTGTTTTTGAGTGCAGATATGAAAGTCGCAGGAATGGTTATAGCAACAACTGCACCCACCTACGGTGATACAATGTATTCTGGAATAGCTGAAATCCCATCCAATGCAGTATATATGGAATTTTCGGTATTAAATACAAACAATGATTCTAGTGTTACAGTGATGTATTCTAATATTGAAAGCAACCAGAAACGTATTGAGCTACTTGAAAAAGATCCACTGTATGGAAAGAAAATTACATGCACTGGAAATAGCATTACCGCTGCGACACATAGCGTTCCGGGACATGGCTATGTCGAACAAATTGCAGATGCTCATGGTATGACAGTTGATAATCATGCAATCTGGGGAGCTATCATACCGCAGGGGCATCCGAGAGCGAACGATGATGTTACGGATATTGGTTGTATCCATGATACATTGGATGATATGGATGCAGATGCTGATATTGTAATTATGAGTGGCAGTATTAATGATTGTGAATATTACGCCGATACGAATTTTTTGGGTGAAATTACAGGAGATTTCTCTACTGAACTGGATTTAACTACATTTTATGGCGCACTGGAAGATATGTGCAAAAAAGCTCTTCAGAAATGGGCTGGGAAGCCTATTATATATGTAATCGAACACAGGATGACGCTCGACAATACAACATACGGACAGTATTACCTTAAATTACACGAAGCGATAGTAAAGGTAATGAATAAGTGGGGCATTAGCATTGCTGATTTGTTCAACGATTGTCCAAGTCTGAACTGCAATGAAGGGTATAAAACAAAATACACAATAGGTGACGGAACGCATCCAAACTACGAAGGTTATGAAAGGTTCTATGTACCGAGAGTTTATGCAGAAATCAAAAAAATGCTTGGAATCTAATCATCTACTGGTGATAGCAATAGATACGAAGAAATCCCTGTATTTACAATGGTTTACGGCTCATGGACTTTTGGGACGGGGCTTTAGTTAACCAGAATCTTTCATAAAATTTACAAAATACCTATCCAGATAAAATAGTCTAATTGTGTCAGTATAAAATATAGGAGATTTGCATATGACAAACGAACAGAAAACGGTTCTCAGGAAGATTATCTATGCAGTAGAAACCGGCGGACAGGTTTATGGACAGCAGGATTATTCGGACTTCACGGAAGCCTACACCAATTCTTCTGAAGAACATGCAATTACAATCGGGGCAGGACAGTGGTACGCAATCGAAGCACAAACACTTTTGAAACGGATTTACGATGCAGATACGGCACAATGGAACAGATTGGATAATATCGGGTTATGGGAGCAGGTGCAGGAAGCAGACTGGTCTTGTTTTAACATTTCCAGAAGCAGCCAGTTCGCCAATTTAATCGTTCAGCTTATATCGTCCAAAACAGGCGTTAAATGTCAAGATAACCTTATGGATGAACAATTAGCCGCCTATGCAGATGAAGCCTTTAAAAGGGGCGTTACGGACGCTAGAGCGCAAGCCATGTGCGTGAACTTTAGACACCAAGGTGGACAGGGAGCAGTAACGAGGATTCTGGCAAAGACCCAGAAGCCATATGTGCTCGATAATCTCTATGCGGCCTGCCAGACGGACACAGGGAACCAAGTCGGGGCATACAAGGACAGACAAAGCTTTGTTTATAACGCATTAAAAACATATTTTCCAGAAAGCGAGGAAACAGGTATGAACGCAATTAATAAATTAATCCAGATTGTAAAGAACGAAATCGGATATCTTGAAAAGGCAAGCAATAGTCAGCTTGATAGCAAGACAGCAAATGCCGGAGAAAATAATTACACAAAATATTGGCGAGATATTAAGCCGGATTATCAGGGGCAGCCGTGGTGCGCTGCATTCGTTTCGTGGTGCATGATGAAAGCATTCGGCTTAGATACAGCAAAAAAACTTTTAAAACATTGGCCATACGTTTACTGCCCGACAATGGCGGATTTATTTACTTTGAACAGCAATCCGAAAACTGGTGATATTGTAATTTTCAAACATAATGGAGAATTTACGCACACTGGAATCGTAATCAAAGTGTCAGGAGATCGGTTCTGGACAGTCGAAGGAAATACTTCTGGTGGCTCTACAATTATTGCAAATGGCGGTGGTGTGTGCCAAAAAAGTTACTACAACAGCAACCTCCCGGGAACAAAATTCTGCACTCCAAACTACAGTTTAGTTAAAAATACAACATCAGTTTCAGACTCGGATATAGTCAAAAAACAGAACACAAGAGCCTACATTGCGCAGATTAAAAAAGACACAAAATGTTATGCAAAATCAAGTAAAAATAGCCCATCTAAACTGTTTCCAAAGCTGAAAAAAGGTGCAGTTGTAGAGGTGATGAAGTACACAGAAACCGACAGTTCGGGACTTAAATGGTACTTCATCCGCATCCCGCATCCGACAGAAGGATTTGTTTTTGAATTTATTCCAAAAGGTACATTCACCAGAATTACAGAAATTCATAAATAAAAACTCCCGGGGATAGCACCCCGGGAATCATGTTTCTTATAACATATTGTATCATTTCGTTTTGTAAATCCTATTAGTTCGTTGGACACACGTTAGTCACAAATAAAAAAATCATTTCCTAATTGAATATCCTCTAAAGTACTGTATTTAAAGGACTTTCTGACATTTGCATAGTTCTAATTAATATCCTGATTGAATACAATTAGAATAATGAAAATGAAATGAGTGAATTCCTTGCAAAATCGCTGAGAATGTTGATTTTACAAGGGTTTCACGCGTTTTTATGCTCTGAATTGTGATGAATAAAATTGATAAAATAAGATTCCGTTAGTCACAGTTAGTCACAAATGGGACTTTTATCTTTTCAATCTCTGTTCGGAGCTCTTCTAGTGTCCTGTGTCCATATACCGCGTTTGTAACATCTCCACCAAAAGAGTGACCCAGCATTCGCTTTCGGTCGTTCTCCCGGACGCCGTATTTTTCACATAACATGGAAAAAGTATGGCGGCAGTCGTGTGGCGTGTGTTTCGGATCGCCAACAATTCCAAGACGTTCAAGTGTAGGATAGAACAGAGCATTACGGTGGTGCTGCTGAGTATATACGCAGAGCTTCCCACCTTGAGTAAGAACCTTTTGCTTAGCAAATTCGTATACCGCCGAATGGATTGGTACTACGCGGTCCTTTCCTGCCTTAGTCTTGATCCCGCCCTGAAAGTATCTCTCTTCCAAGTTAGTCGTCAACTTAAGTACTTCGCCGATTCTCCAGCCAGAATAACACATGATTAATATAAGCTGCACTTCCGGATCAGCAGAATTCTTCCAGAGAATTTTTAACTCATTGTCAGAAAATGGTGTTCCATGTTCAGTGTCGTCATCCGCGTTGACTTTTACATACAAAGCCTTGTTTTCTGTTACAATTTCTGAGTAAACAGCATATTTATACATCTGCTTGAACAGCGTAAGAATTGCCATGAGGCTCTGACGCTTTAACGGGCAGTCATCAATTACCTTTTGCAGATCAGGCGCTTTTAAATCCTCAAAGATACGGTTATACAAAGCTGTGCAATTTGAGTAAGCGGTCTGGTAAGCTATCTTTGAACTATAAGAAAGTTTTGAACCCTCTGGAAATTTCCATGCGTAAAACTTCTCATATACCTCTGTAAACGTCAATTTCTTGATTTCCGGGTGTTTCCCTTCGACACCCTTGATTGTATTGTAGTCAGCAATCAAACGAGCGATAAGGGTATCTACGTCCGTTGTAGGTGATATCTCAAGGTCTCGTTCCATCCCTGGCTGATATGTTCCTGCCTTGTATGCGGTCAGTACAGTAAATCCTTTAATCCAGTCGTCTACATAGCAGATCGCGGGCGGACGGACCACTTTTCCTGTTGCGTCCAGTGTGGCCGGTGGATGCACTGCAAAGCAGTTTCTCCGGTTCTTGCCAAGATACCGGATAGAGCCAAAGTTATTCGGCAGTTTTGGATATTTCTTTCTTTTCTTCGCCATTTTTATTCCCTCTTTCTGTAGCTGTATTTAGGTATAAAAATAACAGCCGAACAAACTTTCTGACTTGCCCGACTGCTCCGAAGATGATACAATATGTTTTGCCAGAATATTACATTTCTTCGGAGATGTATAAACGCCGTCCCGGTACGCCAATGCCGGGGCGGTTTTTATTATTCTATTTCTTCAATATCGACTGAATATCCGAGAACTTCTCCGACAGTTGTGCATTTTCCTTTTAGTGTGACTGTATCACCTTTTGCCATTGATGCGACTTTCGAACGCTGCTCATCATTTTTAATCTGGCACTGAACGCCGATTATCGCATATTCATCGTCAGGATAGAGGGAGATATATTTTCCAGATGAATCAATGTTCCCGAGTCTACCAGTGATTTCTAAGTATTGCCCTTTGTATTTGTCAGATGCTCCAAGTGCGTTATCATCAAGCTGAGACATCATATCATTGACTGATACGGCTGTGTATTCAATTGGTGTAGGTGTATCAGTTTCTTTTGCAGATTCCGTCTTTGCAGATGTGCTGGAAGAAGACGTGGTGTTTGAATCCGAATTTCCACCAACGGCACCGATAACGCCAATGGCAACAACTGCTAAAACTACCCATTTGAGTTTTCCACCTTTTTTCTTACTCATAGAATTGCTCCTCCTAATAGCTTTATTCGCCACGCTTCGCACTTTTCATGCGGATTATGTGTTTTGTACCGCTGATTTTGCAATGTTATGTAAAGTACGGTTATTCGTGGTATTTTTATTCTATCATTTTAAGAGCATATTGTAAAGATTTAGAATGAAATAGAGTGATTTAGATGAAAAAGAAATGTTTTTTTCTATAAAATAGTGAGAGTTCATGTATATCATTGGCAGTTGCCAAGAGTCGGAGTAGATGGTATAATAGCAAAAAACGAACTAATGTTCGGTTCTATTTCCCGCAGCCGGACATATACTGTAGTGTAGGTGGTAGTTGCGACAGGGAGGGTTATTATGGATTATAAAAAAGAAATTATTGAGATGATACAGAAAATACATAGTGAATCAATGATAAAATTTATTTACGGGTGCGTAAAAAGGGCTTATAAAGAAGAAAGGGCAGGAAAATAATTCCTACCCTTGTGCTTTAGAAAATAAACTTCTCAAAAAAATCACATAACAAATCTTTTTTATCGGGCGGCAGGTTATCGTATTCAAGAATGATTCTTTTGAAACGAGGGTCTGACTGCTCGATTTTTGTAACTACATCTCCAAATTCAATATCAGGGTCTTGATTCTCTTTTAAATCTGTCAAATCAGACATTCTTATTCGGAAATAATCGGCTAAGGCTCTAATCTTTCCGGTTCCCGGCATCGAATTACCTTTGCACCACATATTAAATGTAGATGCATTTGTTCCAATGGCTTCAGCAATTTCTTTTTGCTGCTTCCCACTTCTTGAAATGTACTTATTAAGATTATTCGAGAAGATCTTTTTCTGTTCTTCAGTTGTCATGGTTGTCATGATTCTTTTCCTCCTTACATTTTGTATTGTACATCATATTTATAAAAAATTCAATAGTTAATTCAATTAATTTGAATTTTGGTGTTGACAATTCAATACGGTTGAATTATAATAAGCTCAGAAGTTAAGAAAGGAGATGAGCAAATGCCAAAAATTTCATTAGAAGCTGTTCGAGTGAACGCAGGATACAATCAGAAAGAATGGGCTGAAATATTCGGTATTTCCAATGCAACTGTAGTTAATTGGGAAAAAGGAAAAACAGAGCCGACATTATCACAGCTCAGAAAAATGAGTGAGCTTTCTGGAATTCCTATGGACTTTATTTTTGTGCCAAATAACTTCAATTAAATTGAATTAGAAAGGGGTAGATTATGAATAAAATTTTCATTCCACACGAACTTAAAACAATCGAGGTTGACACAGGAAAGAAAATCTTCCGCATCAATGGAGAAGATTTTGGATATGGATGTACAGGTTTTATGATTTCCTGTACACCGGATGATTTCCGTATTGATATGGGAGTGGACACGACCGTATACTTTGCAAACTATTCCAACAAAGGAGAATTAAGAGAACAGGGAACATATAAAGCAGAAGTTCCTTTGGTTGAGTCTCACAGAGCACCGTAAAAAGAGCCACATGAAAATCATGTAGCTCTTGTAAATTACTTCTTTGATTCTTGATAGCCATATTCTGTAAGACAAATGCTTCCAACAATGTCATTTACAATGGTGATGCAGCCGTTGTTTTCTAATTCAGTAATAGTGCTATCCGGGAAAGTTATATAGAAATCAGAATCAAAAGAAGTATGTCCAGAAGCATCATACTCATTAGCCATTTTTACAAGAAGTTCTTTGGCTTTATAGGTCATTATTACGCCTCCTTTCCAAAGGAGAGTATAGCATAAAAAGGGAGTGAATACATATCAAAAAGAAATTATTAATTATTCCTATAGTTGCAGGGATTGTTTTTCTCTCTGGTTGTAAAGGGAAACTGAAAGAGGGAGAAATTTACAATAAAGAATTTATTCCTGCACATACAGAAACAGTTCTGATCTCTACAGTCCGAACTAACGGAAAAACATCATATACAACTGTAATACCTTATGTGTATCACTATTCGGATTCTTATGAAATAGATATTCGTGATTACAATGAGGAAGAAAAAGAATATGACACAGCTACTTATTATGTAACAGAGGAAGTATATAACCAATGCGAGATTGGAAGTATTTTCAAATATGAAAAAGGTCGGGATTTTACTGAGATTCCACATACTCGCAAAGAAGCGAATTCTGACCAGAAAGAAAGTAAGAAAGGAGACTTATGAACGAATTACAGTTTTTTAATTCAGAAGAGTTCGGAGAAATCCGAACAGCAGAAATTGACGGTAAACCGTACTTTGTTGGCACTGATGTTGCCAAAGCTCTTGGATATAGCAATCCCAGAGATGCCGTATCAAGGCATTGCAAGGGAGTCGTGAAACGCGACACCCCTACATCTAGTGGCATTCAGTCAATGTCATACATAAATGAGGGAGATTTGTACCGATTGATTATGAAATCGAAACTTCCATCGGCAGAGAAATTTGAATCATGGGTTATGGATGAAGTTCTTCCGACAATCAGAAAGACAGGCTCATACCAGAAGCCACTGACGACAGTTGAACAGATACAGGTTATTGCGACAGGGTTCTTAGATCACGAAGAGCGGCTTAACAGACTTGAAAATACCATGACTATTGACTATGCACAGCAGGAATCTATTAGAGACTTAGTGTCAAGTGTCGTAATTGCTCACCTTGGTGGAAAAGAGTCAAATGCTTACAAGGAAATTGGCAAGAAAGTATTTGCTGAATGCAACAGGGATATAAAGGCTTACTTCGCAGTAAATGCCCGTAATAACATCCCTAAGCTGAGATTTGAAGAAGCTATGGAATATGTTAAGAACTGGCATCCATGTACAAATACAGTAATGTGCATCAGGGACTGCAATGCTCAAATGTGTATTGAGTAGAAAGGAGCATAAATGGACGCATTACAATTTAATAAAGCCGTCAGCCAGCACTGCAAAGAATCTGGTGGAGACTGTTGCAAATGTGACCTACGGCTTTACTGTTACCTATCGCCAAGTGAGCGACCAGATGAGTTAGTGAGCCTGGTTATTGATTTTTTGTATAACCACATTGAAAACCATGATCATTATACCCATCACAGTGCGGCTTCATTTCCGTGTATTGATGATATGGACATGAGCACCGCAGTAGGCGGCGACTGTTACCAGAAACCTCATACTCTTCATAAACAGTCACATGCTTGTGAATCTTGTGGCAGTGATACAGTCGAGTGATTGTTTCAACCATATAATTCCCCTTTCGTTATACTCGGCATGTCGGTGCCTGTAAAAGCATTATAGGTAGAGGGGAAAGGAAATACAATAGGTGATAAATAATGGGAGCAAATAATTTTACGCATTTTACCGGAAAGAAATCTCCATTCAAAACTCAAAAGAGAAAGAAGAAAGCAAAGGTAAAAAAAATTCATAAAAGCAAATATGAAAGGAGCATGAAATGAGTGAAGTTGATACTTACATCAAAGAAAATGCAGAAGTTCATCAGTTCGCCGCAGAGGTTGCGAGAATCATATCGGGCATTCCACAGATGCCGGAGTTTTCAAACGAACGCCTGACAGTATCAGACGTGAGCAAAATGACAGGCATTCCTACACCATCTGTCAGAGCAGGAATCATCTATGGATGGCTGCCTATCGGTACGGCGTATCGTGGGAATAAAGTGATTCACGACAGAAAAGGTTCTGGCAGAATAGAATTTGTTATCTCTCCAAGAAAACTCTGGGAAGAAACAGGATATATCTGGAGAGGGAAAGAAGCATTAAAGCGATAGTGCCCCGGAGGGAGCTGACACCTCCGCCCCGGAGCGTTGCACCCACTAAACCACACTTAGTAGGTACAGGTTAATTATAACTTCGTATCTGCTAATTGTAAATACTAAAAAGGAGAAATTAGCACGATATGAGTAGAAATAGCACAAATAAATGTGAAAATGTTCCGACATGGGACGAACTTGAGTTCATTCTTGCGACAGAAATTGTCGAAGAAAGTAGAAAAAAAGCAAGAAAATGGTTCACGGCATGGATTGTGACCGCAGCCGCACTGGTGGCAAGCAATCTGGCGTGGATTATGGGAGAAATGAAATGAAAGAATATATGCTGATTGCTGTTTGCATGCTTGCCGGGAAATATGTGGACATACCTATTTGGCTGAACATCTTTTTTGGCATCTCGGCAGCATGGGCGGTTCGCCAGATGAAAGCAGACTGGCAGTAGGAAATAAGGAGGATAAAGAAATGTTCGAGAAAGAAATTGACGAAATTTATGAACTCTGTAAAAGAGTTGCTAATGAAGTTCCAGATGCATTCATTAATTTTGATTATTCTTCAATAGGATTGACGGTATACGGAGCAAAAAATAAAAAGGAACTTTATGGACGCGGAAAATGCGAATTTCAATGGGACATATCCGAAAGAATCTACAATGAGCCTGAACTTAAAGAATATAGTCTCACTGCATATAAAACCATAAAAGAATATCTTTTGGGGCTCCTGATAGATGGGAAGTGTCCAAATGAGTAAACAGATAGCAATTATGAAGCTTCTTCCTAGTCTGGAGATAGCAGGATGTATCAATGAACTTCTCAGAGAACTTCAGTCCAGAGGAGATCACATATTGGATTATGAAAACTGCGATATGTCTCTTGACCATGTGGAATACCACAAAGCAGAAGATATCGATGGAGAGAAGTTCGGGGACGCTTCAGACAATCTGTATTGCTTTTTCAAGGCGGTGTAAGTATGGACGAACGCATTCAGGAAGTATTGAGATTAATCGACATACAGCTTGCTACAGTGCCGGATAATCCGATTGAAGAACAGTATAAGGCAAGAACATTGGCAAGCTATGTACAGGCTTTAAATGGGCTTTTAGTGGCTCAGAAAGCAACTAAGGAGGGTAACAATGGAAAAGTTTGAAATCCGTATTCCGGCTAAAAAGAAGAAAACAATCAGTGAAAAGGAGAATCCGGTTGTGAAGATTACTCCAGAAGCATACAACACACTGGTTGAAATCTATAACGAATCAACTATATCTATGAAAGACATTGCAAGTTTACTGATTGTAGAAGCCAGTAAGTGCGTGGTCTATGACAAGGGGGATTGAAATTGAATATCTATGAAAAATTAGGAGTTATTCAGTCAAAGCTGAAAGCTCCAAAAGGGCAGTATAACTCATTTGGGAAATATAAATACAGAAGTTGTGAGGACATTCTTGAAGCAGTAAAGCCGCTTCTGGTAGAAACAAAGACAGTGTTATGTATCACTGATCAGATGGAAGTGGTCGGGGACAGAATCTACGTAAGAGCAGAAACGCATTTAAAAGATGCAGAGGATTCTTCTTCTGAAATCGTAACAGTTGCTTATGCAAGGGAAGAAGAGTCAAAAAAAGGTATGGATTCTTCCCAGGTTACAGGCGCAGCGTCATCTTATGCAAGAAAGTACGCACTGAATGGTTTGTTCTGCATTGATGATAACAAAGACAGTGATTCTACTAATACAGGTAGCAGCGGAAAAACAGCAGCTAAAAAGTCAGAATCAAAAGAACCTGTTGAGATGATTACTTCAGAAAATGTAATGAGCATCCAGAACATCATTGACAAATATCCGAATTCTAACTTGTTTGAACAGATTAAAACTCGTTTCAAGGTAGACGATGTGAAAGGACTCACAAAAGAGAAAGGGCAAAAATGTCTCAAAATGTTGATTGAGTACGATAAACAGCATAGTGGAAAGGAATAAAAAATGAACAAAGTTATTCTTACAGGACGATTTACAAGAGATCCAGAAGTCAGATATACAAATGATGGAACATCAATCGCAAGATTTTCCATTGCAGTCAATAGAAGATTTGTAAAAGAGGGTTCTGATCAGAAAGCGGACTTCCTTAATTGTGTTGCGTTCGGAAGGTCTGCGGAATTTATCGAAAAATATTTCACAAAAGGAATGAAAGCAGATTTATCTGGAAGAATCCAGACAGGATCCTATACGAATAAAGACGGCGTGAAGGTATATACAACAGATATTGTTGTCGAGGAAATCGAATTCGGCGAAAGCAAAGGTTCGTCACAGGCACAGACAGCATCGCCTACACCGAATCCAGAAGCCGACCCGGACGGCTTTATGAGCATTCCTGATGGTATCGACGAGGAGATGCCGTTTGCATGATACAAATTGACAGTAGAGAACATCAAAAAGTTATTGATGGCATTAAGAAAGCATTTGATGTAGCAGGAGAAAAATGGTTCGTGTCAAAGCTTTATGTCGGGGATTATATGAATTATGACAACCCTCGACTGGTTGTTGACCGGAAGCAAAATCTCTCTGAATTATGTGGCAATGTATGCCAGCAGCATGAAAGATTCCGTGCTGAAATTATCCGGGCAAATGAAGCAGGAATAAAACTTGTCTTCTTATGCGAACACGGGAAAGGAATCGAAAAGCTGGATGACGTTCTCTGGTGGGAGAATCCCAGGGCGAAGAAGCGGGTTAAGAAAAATGGTGTTTGGATCGAACAAGAACAGAAAGTTATGCACGGCGATACGCTGTACAAAATTCTATGCACAATGCAGAGAAAATATGGCGTTGAGTTCCTATTTTGTGACAAGAAAAATACTGGAAAACGAATAATGGAGATTCTGTCGGATGGACAAAGAAACAATTAAGCAACAGAACAGTATGAGAGATATTCTTGCCAGATACGGAATGATTCCGAACAGAGCTGGCTTTATCAGTTGCCCATTTCACCCCGATGACCGTACTGCTTCATTGAAAATTTACAAAGACAGCTACTATTGCTTCGGATGTGGCGCGTCAGGAGATATTTTTACTTTCGTTCAGAATATGGATAATTGCGATTTTAAGACAGCCTTTCAGATTCTTGGTGGAACATACCATAAACCTGATTTTTCGTCCAGAATGGCAATATATCACGCTCAGAAGCAAAAAGAAATGAGAGAGAAAGCAGAACGGAAGAAAAATGAAGAATTGCAGGAATGTTTGTCCGATATTGATTTCTACAGGTCTATTCTTGGCAGAGCAAAGCCATTATCAGATGGATGGTGCGAAGCATGGAACAAATTACAGCTTGCATTATATAAGCATGGATTCATAACAGGATTGGAAGAAGGTGATTAAAGAAAATGGAACAGATTAATAAACTCACATCGGAATCAATTCTGGAAGAAGAAGTGTTTAATGAGATATTCAAGCAAGAAGATGAAATTTACAAGGCACGTTTGACATTGACGCTTCTAGACAGGGCAAAAGCACTTGGAGTTAAAAAGAAATTTGAAGATTTACTAAAAGCTTACACCAAGGTTCAGAAACAGATAATCGAGCAAGAGAAAAGCAATAGGACGTTGTCTATGCTGGACCAGTGGACTAATTTCTCCGATTGTGAATATGACAGAATGAAATGTCTTAACTGGATAGCAGATGATGACGGAATCAGAATATCAAACACAAATCCAGGATCACCGGACATTATAGCCTGTTATCATCCTATTCTTCCGATTGAACGAATGAAGAATCTGGAGACTGGGGAAGAACAGATAAAGTTAATCTATAAGAGGAATAATAAATGGTCCGAGGTTATTGTACCGAAAACTATGGTTGCATCAGCCAGTAAAATTGTTGGTTTATCCGCGCTTGGTATTTCAGTGACTTCTGAGAATGCGAAGTTCCTCGTACGGTATCTGTCAGACGTTGAGAATGCAAATGATGATTATATCAACATCCAATATTCTTCTAGCAAAATCGGGTGGATTCGAGATTATTTTCTGCCTTACGACAAGGATATCGTATTTGATGGTGATATGAGATTTCGGCAGTTATACGAAAGTATCAGTGTAGGTGGCAGCAGAGTAGAGTGGTATGAACATGTAAAAAAGGTTCGCGCTACTGGAAGAATTGAACCAAAAATCATGTTGGCTGCAAGCTTCGCCAGTATTCTGATCAAACTGGTCGGTGCTCTTCCATTCTTTGTAGACCTCTGGGGAGAAACTGAGGGTGGTAAGACTGTGACGCTTATGTTAGGAGCTTCCGTCTGGGCGAATCCGGGTGAATCACGATACATAGGAGACTTCAAGACAACAGATGTGGCTCTGGAAGCAAAGTCCGATATGCTTAACAATCTTCCATTAATTCTGGATGATACTTCAAAGGTGTCGGCTAAAATCCGAGATAATTTCGAGGGAATTGTGTACGACCTGTGTTCTGGAAAAGGAAAGAGTCGCTCCAACAAGGAGCTGGGTGTTAACCGGGAGAATCGCTGGCAGAATTGTATTCTGACTAACGGCGAACGACCGCTCGCTGGGTATGTCAGCCAGGGCGGAGCGATTAACCGAATCATCGAGGTTGAGTGCTCTGAAAAGATATTTGACGACCCGCAGCTTACCGCAGATACCCTTAAAAAGAACTACGGGTACGCAGGAATCGATTTTGTAAATGTAGTTAAGGAAATGTCCATTGACGATATAAAAGCCATACAGAAGCATTTTCAGAGCCTTATACAGGATGATGATAAAATGCAGAAGCAGAGTATATCAATGAGCATTATCCTGACAGCAGATAAAATCGCAACAGATCAGCTGTTCCATGATGGCCAGTACATTGACATTGAGACGGCTAAGAATCTTCTGACAGAGAAAGAAATGGTATCTGAAAACGAACGCGCTTACTGGTTCGTGCTTGATAAGATTGCCATGAACGGAATTAAATTCGATGATAACCCGGATATAAAAACAGAAAGGTGGGGAATTATCGACAATAATCCGGTAGAAAAAACGTCAACTGCAATAATCTATAGCGCAGCGTTTGATGATTTATGCAAAATCGGAAGATTCTCAAGAAAAGCATTTTTGTCATGGGCTGTTAAGAAGGGACTTGTGGAAACTGACAGCAGAGGTTATCCGACCAAAGCAAAAAAACTTGACGGAATTGTCACCAAATGTGTGTTTTTGAAAATTGTAGATGAAATTCCGAAAGGATTCGTGAATTGTAGTGATGATTTTGAAATTACGGACGATATTGTGTTTGATTAACAAACAATTCGTTCAAAAGGTAACCGGGTAACCTAGGTAACCTTTGATTCTGTATATATATATTTGAGTATTTATATGCACATATTGAGTATAAAAGTTTCCCTATATGAGAAAGTCAGGGTTACTCGGTTACTCGGTTACCTACCTGTAAAATCAATGGTTTACACAAATTAGTACGGTTACTTTACGGTTAACAAAGGTTACTTATATTAAAATAATATAAATATATTATATTTATAAAATAAAATTAAATAGAGCGTATACAGTATATTGTATACAATATTCAAAGGAGATGATAAAAATAAAAGTAGAAGCAAAGGATATTCCGTATATTCAAAAATTTATGACTGAATTTTGGAAAGCTATAAAAGATTTCTATTCAGCCGAACTTACAGACGAATATTCTAAGCAGGCCACTGATCGTCTGATAGAGCTTGGAGAGTATGCGGAAATGTGTCCTGATGATAATGATAAACAGTTTATCAAGAATTGTCTAGTTGCTTTTAATAAGTTATTAGATTCCAAACAGAGGGAAGTGAGAAAGAATGTACAACACTAAGAACAAATACGAACAGGGACAGGCTCTTAGAAAAGAAATCTACATGTATGTAGTAAGCTACTTTAAACTTGTTGGATACGCACCATCGGTCAGCGAGATTTGTGAGAAGGTAGATGCAAGCAGAGCCACCATCTGGAGACATTTGAACCAGCTTATTGATGATGGGTTGCTTAAAACAGCACACCCGAGTACTGATAGAGCCTATGCTCCGACAGGATACGGGTTCGGAAAGGTGAAGAAATGAATAAAATGCGTGAATATGAACGCGGCAGAGAAGATGGTCTTGACCTTGCTAGACGAATCACCAGAGAGGGCGGTCTTGAAGCCCTCGAAAAGGAATGCAGATTCAGAGGAGTAACAGGAATACATACTTCCCTGGCAAGAAAGGACCTGGACAAAGCATCTGAGAAGATCAAACAGCTTGTATCTGAATGCTGCGTGATCATGGCGATAGCTGTCCTGCATGATGAATTTGGATTCGGTCAGAAAAGATGCCAGAAGTTCATGGCAGGCATGGACAAAGCTTCGGACTATATCGACCAGGGCTTGGCTGAATGGATTGATTATGTGCAGGCTATCAAGGAAGAACTGGGAATTGAATTAAGCTTTTCAGGAGAAATAAAAAGACATGCAGAATAACGGACAGGTAGCATTTGGCTAAATGAAAGTGAGGATGAGAAATGAAAATTATGTTAAAAGAAATCAGCAGAGACGATTTAAAGGTAGGAGATACCGTTGGAATTGCCAGGGAAGTAAGATGTGGGTGGGGAACCAGCTTCCGACACAGACGTATTTATCCGGCGACGATTGTAAAAATCACCACAAAGAGAACCAAAATCGAGACAGACCAGTTCGGAGAACATGATAAATACGAAATATTCTACGAATATGACAATAACGCCAAGAAAGAAACAGAGTTGGCAGAGAAGTTCGTGAAGATAAAAAATGCAATATATAAACTTGACCAGTTCAGGAACGTACCTGGACTGAGACATCTTAGAGATGAAGACATTCTCGAAATGGCGGATTACGCAGAAAAAATAATGGAAATTTTAGACAGTTACAGAAATGAATAACGAATCCTCGGTAAACCGAGGTTGTATCAAAATTAGAATGGTGAATTGATACATAAATAAATACAGAAATCATGGAGGACTGCACAATAGTGTGTCAGTTGCTTACATGGGGAAAGTGAGGATGAAAATGGAGAAATTAAAACCTTGTCCGTTTTGTGGAGAAGAGGCGCAAATTTTTACCGATGATGAAATGGGATATTTAGGTAATGCTTACTATCTTGTAAAATGCGGTAACTGTCTTTGCGGTACAGGACATTATAACAATCCCGAATATGCAATAGAAGCATGAAATAAAAGAGCGAACAACGAGGAGGACGCAAAATGAAATTATATTTCTACATTTTAGACAGTAACAGAGAATACAATCCAGAAACTAAAACATTAGGAGACTATATTTTCAAGATCAGAGTTGAGGAATGCGAGGTAATGGAAAAACCAAAGACGTACAAAGCAGTAACACAGTTTCCGGAAGGACTTTACATCGGATACGTGAAAAAGGAAGATATCGGAACAATTTCTGGTCATTCAACGCCGTACATTGCGCTGACAGTACCGAATTATCAGTTTGTAAAAGATAGATTCTTAGAAAAATATAACGTTGAAATCAGCAGGCTCAAAAAAGCAATCGCTATGTACGAGGATAAGATAGCTGCGATTGAGGATTATAAGGAGGACGCAAAATGTTAATTAGAAGTCAGGATAAAGAGATATTAGTTAATTTTAATGTATCAGCTGGTATCGAAATTACAGAAGGGACTACAAAAACAGTTGTAACATCATATATCACTGGATGCAGTTATCTGCTAGGAGAATATTCGGATAAAGCAAAAGCCATGAAAGTACTGGATATGATTCAGGAAGCTTATAGTGAATATCAAATCATGTTGAATTTCAGTGTAAGTTATCTTCACGAATTTAAAGAAAAAACAGATGGATTTGCTATCTTTCAGATGCCAGAAGATAGTGAGGTGGAAGCATGAGCGATGAGATATTACTTATTAAGAACGAAGATGGAACATTTAGTACATATAATGATACTTATGACCTTGTAATACATTGCGAATCGAGAGAGGAACAGGAGAAAACTATTGAGCGTTTAAAAGCTACTAACTGGATTCCGGTCAGTGAAAGATTGCCAGAGATCAAAATGGATTATGAGGAATGCTATTTAGTTACAGATGGCATATTTTGCTGGATGGCATATTACACATCTGAAAAAGAATGGATTTTTGCAGATTGTACAAATTGCAAAATAAAATTGATTGGACAGATATTATTGCATGGATGCCACTTCCAGAACCGTATAAGGAGGATTAAATGGGATATTGTAAATTAGAATGTCCGGACGGTGAAACAGAGTGCTGCATCTGCTGTACTAAGCAGGATTCTTGCCAGTGCAAATGTGATGATATGGACAGTTATGAATATGCGGAGGAGTGTGAAGATTATGTTGAGGAGGACGAGCTATGATTACATTCTTATTAGGACTTGCACTTGGAATTATAGTCGGAGTGGTCGGTCTTGCATGCGTAGCGATCATGTACGACAAGCACCAATCAGACAAATAGAAAGGAGAACGGTATGCTGACAAGGAATAAAAAGCTGAAAGACTACGGTATTCCGGCAGAGGACATAGAAAAACTGAATACGATGCTGAAAGGCTTCCCGGTAGAGTACGGATACCTGCTTTCCAGTGCCGCCTTGTCAGCTTGTCCGAAGAACACGGTGATAGCGGATATGGTTATTGAGAATATCCTACACCGGAAAAGCTATAGGAAAATCAGCAAAGAAAGATATATCCCGATGAACCCGAAAGACTTCTACGGATACAGACGCAAGACCGTCGCTGTACTGTATGAGAGGATGCGGTTGTTGGGAGTGTGGGAGGATGAAAAAATGCGTTTAATTGATGCAGACAAAATAATTGACTCTCTTGGAAATTCGGATATGGATTTTGCAATAGGTGCAGTTATTGACGAACAGCTGACAGTTTTTGACTTGGACAAAGTTGTGAAGCAGTTAAAAGATTTAAAGGCGATGTATTGGTTTTCAATTGCAAACACGGGAGATAAAAAGCTCGATATTGCTTATGAGAATGTAGGAAATGCATTAGACAGGGTTATTGAAATCGTGGAAGGTGGTGGAGTTGAATGAGAGAAAAGAAAGATGTTATCAGTCCGTCACAGTATGGAGCATTCTTGCAGAAAAGAGGTAAGAGAAGATGGGTAAATCAGTATTAATCATGAACACACCAAAAGGATGTTTTGCTTGCCCATTTCATATGGCGGATTTCAATTTTAATTTATGCCTTGCAACAAGAAATGATTCAATCAAAATTATTTCTAAAGTAAGCCATGAAGGATTCAAAAAACTGGCAGGAAGACCTGATTGGTGTCCACTGAAAGAATTGCCGGAGAAGAGCACTATTGAGAACGATATGACGGATTATCAATGTGGGATGGTTGATGGTCGAAATCAGTGTATTGATGAGATTGTATGAGAGGTAGAGTAGATGAGCAAGAAAGTAAAGTGTTGTGAATGCGATTCTTTTATGGGATGGGCTTTGCCAAGAGGGGTAGATAAAGACAATTACGAATATGCGAAAGAAGTTTTGAAGTAGGAGATGATTAAATGAATCTTAGAAAAGCTACACTAACCGACTATGGAGTGCCGCCGGACGATATACCGGCACTTCAAAGTCATTTCAGACACCTTGACGAGAATGATAAGTATAATCTTCTGCAAGTGTCAATCAAATATGCGCCAGGCATAGAAACGCAGATATACGACAGCATAGTGAACTGCATAGGATACCGCACAATGGAACGATTCAGAGATATACCGGTATCCGAAAATGATTTTTATGGATATAAGCGCAGGATCATGGCAGAATATTATCACTTGGCAAAATTGACCGGAAGATTATAAAATTGATAAAAACTAAAAGTGGTGTAGAGGTACATAACCCCTAGTGTGGTATTATAGTGTATATAACTATAGCTATGCTAGGGCGTTTTTATTTATGAATTTATGAGGTGATGATATGGCAAATCTAAAATCAATACAGCGCAAACTTCAAAAGGCTATATTATCCACCGGATTAATTATAAAAATTGGAACGTCACAATTTTACAGCAAAGAACAGGAAAGATTGATTACTCTTACCATAATCTCAACGCCTACACTTTATTTGACCAAAAGAAAAGAATGGAAAGATTGTGATTATGAAATATTACGAACTGCATCCCAGTATGATGCAGTGATGTGCCTGAAAGAGATATGGGAGGCGTGCCAAGAATGGAAATAGATAGAGGTGATTAGATGGACTTGACGCCTAAACAGAAAGCGTTTGCAGATGAATTTTTAAAATGTGGAAATGCCACAGAAGCGGCTAAGAGGGCCGGATACAGCGAGCAATCAGCAAGACAAATGGGAACTGAAAACCTGTCAAAACCGTCTATATCCTCATATATACAGGAGCGGCAAAAACAAATTGACGATGAACGCATAGCAGATATTGCAGAGATTCAGCGATTTTATTCATCTGTTTTAAGGGGCGAAGTAAAGGATCAGTTCGGCCTTGATGCTTCGCTTGAAACAAGGATAGCAGCAGGGCGGGAACTTATGAAGCGATTCGAAAAAGCAGAAACAAATAAAAATGATTCTCGTGGAATCACAATCATAAACAATATTCCAAGACCGGAGAAACAGGATGGATAATAATTCCATTAGTCTGAAAGATATAATAGCTCCTGCTTTCTATGAAGTCTTTTGGGACATTCTGGATGAGAAACATACATATTACGATCTGTACGGCGGGCGTGGATCCACGAAGTCGTCTTTTGTGGGTGTAATGATTCCTTTCCTGATGATGCAGGACGCAGAGAATGATGTGTTCTCGAATGCTGTTATTTTCCGTAAAGTCGGAAATACACTCCGAGAATCTGTGTATGAACAGATAGCATGGGGAATTGATGCACTGGGAGTAAACGATCTGTGGGATAGCAGTTTAAGCCCTATGCAGTATACCTACAAGCCTACTGGACAGAAAATCATATTCAGAGGACTGGACAAGGCGAAAAAGACTAAATCTATTAAAGCAAGTAAGGGATATTTCAAGTATCTCTGGTTCGAGGAACTTGACGAATTTTCGGGCATTGAAGAAATTCGTACAGTGCAGCAGTCAGTCCTTCGAGGTGGCAGTAAGTTTATTGTATTTAAGACATTCAATCCGCCAATTAGCCGGAGCAACTGGGCGAATGTGTATGTAGAAGAGCCACGAGACGACAGCTACAGGCATAAGAGTGATTACAGATCAGTTCCTGTTGAATGGCTTGGTCAACAATTCCTTGATGATGCGGAACATCTTAAAAAGACAAATCCAAGAGCCTATCAGCATGAATACCTTGGATTACCTGTCGGACTTGGTACAAATATCTTCGAGTTGTTAGAAATCCGAACGATTCTAGATGAAGAAATCCAGAAGTATCAAAGTATCTATCAGGGTCAGGACTGGGGATGGTATCCAGATCCGAAAGCATTTATCCGTGTGGCTTATGTTCCTAATCAGGAAAAAGTTTTTTTATTAGACGAGCTTGGAGGCTCCAAGATAAGAAACAAGGAAATGGCTAACCAGATAAAGAAAAAAGGATATGATGATTATTCAATATCTTGCGGAGTTGATGAAGAAGAAAGTATTATTGACTTCCGAGATGCAGGGCTTCCAGCACGTAAAGCCATTGTTACACCGGGAAGCCGCAAATATACGTTTGAGTGGCTACAGTGTCGAACGTTGGTTATTGATCCGGCAAGAACGCCTAGAGCATACAAGGAAATTATCAATTATGAGCATGAAGTAGATAGCAATGGAGAAGTGATTGCGGATTATCCAGATGGCAACGATCACTGGATAGATTCTCTCAGATACGCAACCAGTCCATTGTCCATGAGAAGGGGGCACAGTGCATAAAATGTTAGATAGGTACTTTTCAGATAAAATAAATAAATTCTTAAGCATCGGTTTAAAAATATATGGATCATCTGACATTAACGAAATCTTAAAAGTTGTAGAATATGAAGACATTATTGTGCGAGATACTTCTGTAAGATGGATGGATTTTAAAAGGTAGACTAAATGGGACTTATAACAACACTAAAAAGGTGGTTTAACATGATTTTCAAAAAACAAGCTGAAGAGGATTTTAACATCCAAGCAGCAGAATTTCCAGAGATGGAAGCGCTAATCAATCGGTGCGCGAACATTTACAGGGGAGTACCGGAATGGCTAGATGACAAGAATAATATCAAGACGATTAATTTTGCTAAATCCGTCTGCTCCGAGACTGCCAGACTTGCAACATTGGCGATCGGCATTCAGATTGACGGCTCTGCAAGGGCAGCATGGTTGCAGGAGCAGATAGATAAAGTATATTTCCAAATACGGCACTGGGTGGAATACGGATGCGCTTACGGAACCGTGTTCATTAAGCCAAACGGCGAAAGCCTTGACGTATTCACTCCGGCAGATGTAATGATCGTAGATTATGATAATCAAGAAATAAAAGGGATTATATTCAAGGACTCTTATACTGTCGGTAGAAAATACTACACAAGGCTTGAATATCATAGATTTGTTGAAACCACCGTGGACGGCGTGACGACCTATCCGTACTACGTTTCCAACAGAGCCTATGTATCAAAATCCCCTCAGAGCATCGGCGATAGGATCGACCTTAAACAGACCAAATGGGCTGACCTTATGGCAGACACTCCACCGATACTCAAGGCAAACGGTGAGAAGCTGGACGGACCGTTGTACGGAGTACTGCGGACACCGCAGGCTAACAATGTGGATATTAGTACGCCACTGGGACTTCCGATATTTGCCGAAGCCATTGAAGAGTTAAAAGACCTCGACATTGCATACAGCCGTAATGCCGGAGAAATTTTTGATTCTCAGAAGATTGTTCTGGCAGATGATAGACTGCTGATGCCAAGCGGTACACCTGTAGCAGCCATGTCGCCACAGGGCATGGAGAACAGACGTAATGAGATGAACTTACCGCACTTTGTCAAGAATGTATTCGGACAGGACGAGAAAGAGTTTTATCGAGAAATCAATCCAATTCTCAACACAGATACCCGTATAAGCGGCATAAACGCCATTTTAAGCCAGTTAGGGTACAAGATTGGATTCTCCAACGGGTACTTTGCTTTTAATGAAAAAACCGGCATGGTGACGGCTACGCAGGTAGAAGCAGACGACCGACGGACAATCCAGCTGATTAAGGATGTTAGAGATAAACTAGAGTGTTGTTTGAATGACACTATATACGCCCTAAATACATTTGCAGATTTGTATGGTATCGCGCCAGATTCTAACTGGATTTACGACGAAAAGAAAAAGAAATATGTCCAGTATATAGTTAATTATGATTTTGGTGATTTTACATACAACAGAGAAGAAGACAGGATGACGTGGTACAGTTATGTAAATTCCGGGCATGTAGCATTTTGGCGTTATTTGATGAAATTTTATGGATATACCGAAGAGGAAGCAAAAAAAAT